TCCGACAACAGCCAAAACTCTCTTGTCGAATACTTTTTTTAATGTTTCTTTCATTTGTTTTAAAATTTACCCCATCCAGATTTTTCCATACAAATTAAACGATATTGTTCAACTGTTCTAAGGAAGTTTATTAATTTTTTCATAGTATTAAAATATAAATAAAATTTTTTAAATAAAAAAATATTATCCAACAATTCCTTTCATATCATCTGTGTGATGATCTAAAGGACCTAACTCAGAACCAATAACAACTTTTTTCATCGGATTAATAATCTCACGATGTAAATCATAAGGTCTAAATTCAGGGTGACCATCCATACCAACATCCATTCTCCTACCATTGGTAATCTTTTGTGCGTGTGGTAAGTGACAATGTCCGTGTAGCATTATTCTACCTTTACGTAAACCATTCCAAGATGATATCGGATAGTGCATACACTCCAACGTTTCACCCATATAGTTTACTTGTAGGAACCATTGAACACTAGTGAATAAACTTTGACAGTTCTCTCTGTTCCTATCAATGTGATGATCGTGGTTACCTAAGATTAAATGAATCTCTTGACAGATAATTCTATCTCTTAACAATTGAATGTTTTCAAATCCACCGAATGACCAATCCCCAAAATGAATCAACACATCTTCTTGACCAACAACCTCATTGATGTTATTGACAATGGTATCGTTCATCTTATCTAATGTTGGGAAATCTCTGGTTTGACTTTCAGGAATTTCACCGTTAGGTAATCTCCAATTAGTCGTTCCACGACATATGTTGCCGTGACTGAAATGGGTGTCGGATGTTACCCAAACTTTTCTATTGCTCTCTATCTTCAACATTATATTATAGATTTCTTTATAGTTTTAGATGGCCACACATTGATGGAATATCTACTACCATTAGTTATTTTTTCTACTGAGTGTGGTATGTTAGAATCAAAGACAAATACACTACCTTTTTTTTTGTTAACATTAAATTCAACATCATTGATTCTATACTTAACATATCCATCATCGTAATTGTCATTGAGTTGAATGATATAACTTAATGTTGCTCCGTACAAAATTTCATGATTATCTGAATGCCAATCTAAAAAATCGTCAACTTCATATCTATTAAATGAGTATTTTGGTATTCCATTGTATACTATACCTTTAAATGGATTTAACTCATTTGATAAATTAATTATTTTATTAGATAAGTTTTTTATAATAGGAATTTCTAATAATTCATTTCTAAAATATCCACCCACTCGTTTGTTACCTTTATACGTTACACCCTCATTAAGAACCTTACCGTTTACTATGCGTGTGGACTTCATTGGATTTAAATCAATAGATTCACCTAAAGATATAATGAAGTCACATTCATCATTGCTTATAAAATTTTCTATGTATTTTGTAAACATTTTAACTAAATTCTGTTGATGTACTTACACGAAGTCCATCGATTATTAAATCATCGTGTTTATTATCGTCTAACCAAAACGTGCCGCGTCCTCTCATCCTTTCTTGTTTACGATATTCTTCGTTAACAACCAATCCATCGGGTTGACCCCATTCAAGTGCCATTGCGATAAACTCTTCAACATTCCATTCTTCACCATATTCATCCACAATTCTACCTGAACGAATAAAAGACAATAGTTCTTCTTTATTCGAAAAATATTTGTCCTTATGAAAATTCCAACAGAACTTCCAACCACCACTTCGTTTACCTAAGTGGACGTTAGTTCCATCAATGAAGATACCCCATGGATTCTCTCTACCCCATTGGTCATCAATGGGTTCATTAAAACCACACTCAATGTTGCCGGGTGATAAATCTAAGTTCTTAATTTTCTCAAGTAATTTGAATTTTCTCTCATCCATTTCGGATGCTTGGGGTATTCTATAATAGTTCGTTCCCATTGTGTTAGTTAGTTTGTACAAATGTAACGAATATATTTGAATATACAAAAAAAAATCCCAAATAAATGGGATTTAATTAAGTTTTCTGTATAGTCCTACTGTATGTAACCATTTTCCCCATTGGAAAGAGATGTAGATACCTGACATTCCATCTTTAATTAATCTCCTATGTTCCAAAGGTGAGTGGGACTCGAAGTAAATGTGTATTGTTGGTATTATATGAAACATCCACTGATGTGTGTAGGAACTATAATGTAATTTCATTTGAAATTTTTTTGTGGGATTAACTGATTTAAAAAACGATTCAATAAACTGACTCATCATAGTTTTATTTCAAATCTATCTTTCATTTGGTTCAATTTGTCATCGGGTACACCATGCACATTTCCACTTCCGTGTCTGTTCTCAACTACAATGGTATGAAGTCTATATTTGTATCTTTCCGCCATCTTAAAGTATGGTTCCATTTCCCACTCTTGGGTGAATGTGTTTGCAACAACGATTTTAAAACTTCCATTCTTCATCATTTCAGCACATCTAACTTGACAATCATTATGTGCCTCTTTTAACTTTGAACCGTCAAAAAGATATTCACCCTTATCGTTGGTAAAATAATCATCAGCAGATAACACGCTACCGGATATACCCGATGCGTGGGTTAATAACACTGAAGATAAGGTGGTTTTACCAGAACCTGGTACTCCCCTCACCAATATTAAATCACCCATATACTCTAAATTTTCCATAGCTAAAAAAGTGGTTACTTGTCTTATAAATATCAAAAGAAACAAAAATAGGTAACCTACGATATTAATGTAGGTTACCCAATTCATAAGATTTACATCTTACTTAATATTTTTGAACATTTGAGGTACCTCACCATATACTGGTAATTTACCGTCCCATTTGTTAATATACTCCAATTGTAACAACAATGGTGTTAATGTTACTTGTTTCATTCTATTTGATTCAGCCTCAGCCTTTGCTGATGTTAACATAGCCTGAGCGTTACCCTCGGCGGTTGCCACTTTAATCTTCGCTTGAGCTTCTGCAGTCTTAACTTCATTCTCCGCTCTCAATGCCGCTTGAACTGCATTGTTCTTAGCTTCAATTGAACGTTTGAATGTCTCGGGGTAAATTAAATTAGAAGTGAACTGATTGATTGTAAATCCTTCTTTTAGTAATTGACCGTCTAATAATCTACGAACCTCAACTTCAAATATTGCTCTATTGGAAATTAATTCATCTGCGGTATATTTGTTCGTCGCCAATCTGAATGCATCGTATACCGCAGTCTTTAAGAATCCCTCTTCGATATCTTCCAATGGTCTACGATACTTAGCAAATATTGCGGGAACTTTATCTCTTTGAACGGAGTAGTTCATAATTGGTGATACTGAGAATTCCGAACCATCCTTACTATTTACAATGAATGAATTCTCACCTTTATATTCTTTGTGTTGAATGAATGTAGGGAACTCATAGACACGAGTTGTAAGTGGATTGTAAAATACCATACCTGTAACTGCCGTTACATCGTCCACACCTTTGTTATCACCATACTGATTCACTTTAACACCAACGTGTCCCGCATCAATTCTCTCACATGAATTGAATAATACTACTAATAGAATAAATCCTAATACCCCTAAACTAATTGCTCTTACCATTTTTTTAATTTTTAATTGTCGTTCTGATTTTAATTGTTGTTTTTCTTTTTCTTGACGAAGAATCCGTTCCTCCCAAGATTCGTTATATGTTCCCATTCTATTTTGTTTTTGGTTTTGGTTTTGTTGATGCTCTTACAGTCTTATCGTGTGGTTCCATTGGGAACTCTGATTTTTTTGGTTTCTTTCTGGTCTTTACAAATGGTTCATCACTCATAAATCCAACAGGTTGTTTAGGGTTTCTTTTCTTTTTAACCACTTCTTTTTTTGGAAGATAATCTAATTCAGTTTCACCTGGTTCCACCGTGATAACTTCTTCCTTACCAATTAATCTTGAATCAATAAACAATACAGATAGACCAATAACGACGATTGATAAAAGAACGGTTAATAAATTTACGAATGTGTTAGGTGCGGTTAATCCCGGATAAATTATATATTCCAATAATAATATTATTGTTATTAATACAGCTAATGTTTCATAATACTTACTAAATTTTTTCATTTGATTTTTGTTTTTTGATTGTTATTGATTTTAGATTTGAATATAAATGGGTGTTTGTTCTCCAACATATGAACCGAATACATTGAAGTCAAGATATTCCATAGCCTCTTCAAAAGACATACCTTCCTTTTCAATTAATATGTTTCTCATTTTATCGATGTCGTAGACAAGTCTTAGTTGAAGTTGTTCCACTCCAATAATGGCGTCGTCGAACCCGTCCGCCTTTAATAATTCTTCCTCTGGAAAGATTTCAAGTATCTGTTCTAATGTCATAGTAAAAATATAAACAAAATAAATTAGAAAACCAAATTTGGTAATGAAATTTATTTTAACGATACAAATATAATGAATTTAGAATTATTGGCAAACAAAAAACCCATCTAAAAGATGGGTTTTAATTATTAATATAAGTTTAGTTTACTTTTGATTGTTTGTATGTCTTGACAGTCGGGTAGGTTGTCCTTTCCCTGACACCAATTTGTTGCTATGTTAACTAACATGATTGCATCATCATGACTCATACCAACCTCACGTTGTTTAGTGTCATTATATTTAGTAATCATGTCGTCAAAACTACTTTCACTAATAATGTTTACAACTTTTTTTAGTTGTGTTTCGGTTAATTTAATTTTCTTTGACATATTGTTAATCGTTTCCGAAATCTGTATCAACCTCAGATGGGTCGAACATTAATTGTGTTAAAGCATCATCTGGGTCAATCTCTAAAATTTGATTACCCAATTGTTGCAATGATTTAATGTATAAACTTTTAAAGAAATCAGCGTTACTTACAACACTTAAAGTTTCAGGTGAACTCCCTTCTGGTATTGTTTCAGTAACGTGAACTCTAATTGGTTCAATTACTTGTCCCTTTTGTATACCTCTACTTTTTGATGCCTCTCTATAGAATTTAGAAACTGAGAAGTTTAAAGCTAATGTGTATTCGTTTCCATTTACACCACCAATAACAGTTAAGTCACTTTGAACTGTGAATCCAATATCACCACCCTGTACTGCTTTTTTATTTAATTTATAAATTCTTGTAAGTTCGTGATATTTCTTTGCGTGTGTTCTTTGTTCTGGTGTCCATTCTCCACCTGAATATACATTACCTGCATATTTTCTAACCATTCTCTTTGGTTGACTTCTCTCAACGTTTGATTGGTTACCACCCTCATCATCTAAAGACATTCTATAATCTAAAATCTTATCAACTGCAGATTGAATGTCAGATGAATCTTGAACACTATGTAAGTTAAATTTAATTTGTGAACCCTCCCCTCCAAATGTAAATGTCTTTTCTACGTTAGTTACTGGTTCAGTATGAAATGCCGCTCCAATAATTTCAGGTATTGCACATTTCATTAAATGTGTATTGATTGCGCCTTCCTTAAATAACTTTTGAATTATTGGGAAAGTTAATCTTTTTGCTGTTGTTTCCCCACCTTGTGGTTTTTGAGCCATAGAATAACTAGTACCGTAATAATCGTTTCTTGGTAATGCGTTCATTACTTTTTTACGGTCGATGTCGTAAAAATATTTAGCGGCATAACCTCTAACATCTTTTACTTCTTGATTAAAGAACATTAATACTTTCTGACCTTTTGGTGCTATCCTAACGTCATCACTTATTACTTTATCTTTAACAATATCTCCCGTGTTTGGGTCTTTTGACGATACACCTGGTACATCTATTACCATTGGTTCAGGTAACTTCTCATTACCCCAATCTTCTCTTCTTGCTCTCGCCATCTCATCGATATCCAATGATTGAACTGATTCAATGATGAGGTCTGAGATTTGTTTTTTTGTGAATATTTTCATTATCTTAAAACGTTTACTCTAGAAATATGTAACTATTTGATTAATTCCCGTTTTTATAATAGTAAACGAGAATTTTATTCAAAAAAAATCGATAAGGTGATTCCTTATCGACTTGAGTTACTTTCTTTTAAAAAGGTCCTTTAGTTTCTTACCTTCTTTTATTATCTTACCATTTTCATCCGTCATTGGGGCAATATACATATGATATGCAATAAATAACCCCGATAATATTAGAAATAATCCATATATTTTAATCATGACTACTCTGTTTGATGTGAATAAAAATCATCGTACTGTTTAATTAAATTGGGATGTAGGTCAAAGAAATAATCCCTTGTCAACTCATGTCTACCATTTTCAACATTAATTTGGAAAAATTCATCATGTAGACTATCACTGATAATAGTCAAACTATCAATGTGACGTGATGACGTTACCTTATATTCATCGAATTTTCGTTTATCGTCAAAAAAATTAAACATTAATACAATTAACGATAAAGATAGGATAACGATAAGCATCCTTAAACGGGTTTCAATTTTCATTTTAATAGTTTTCATTAAAAAATTCACGAATTTTATATCCTAATTCCGAGTCGTTTGGTGTTTGAGTTATGAAATTAATTGGAATTGCGACCATACCTCTTTCTTTATTTCCACTGTAACATCTTGGACAAAATTGTCCAACACCTTCAATGTAGTTTGTCCGAAAATCAATGTGGGTGTCCATATCGAATATGGTGTCACCGCCACAACTAACACATTTTTCTTTTACCATGACTTATAGTTTTAGTTTATTTCCAAAATTGCCACCAACGTTTTTCTTTTTTTGGTACGCACCTTGAAAATGGATTATCTCCAAACGATACTTTACCGTAGTATTTGGATGTTAACATATTTAAAAAAATTTCGTGATATTCTTCGGGTACTGTTGCCATATCGGCACTAATCCTAACGTCTAAATGTATAGATTTATTAGCGTTCAAAGTAAGTAATTCTCTAAGTTCGACTACGTTACTTGTTTTAACACTTAAATAATCACCATACCCTAACGACACTTCTGTTTTATTTTCCATGGAACAAATATACGAATATATTTGTAAAATACAAAAAAATATAAAAATTGTTAATAACTTTTATGCTAAGCTAGATGTGTCGGTTGCCGGTTTCTTCGAAAGAGATGCGTAAATCGGTGCTGCAATTCTGTTTGCTTCCCCTGCAATTTTACTAATAACAGGTTCATATGCTGCAGTTGCATATCTACTACCGTTCTTATTAACGAAACTCTTAACTAAATCAGATGCCGTTTTACCTTTAACAAGATAATCTTTAGCAATTAAATTGTAGTAAGTGTTGATTCCACTTTGTACGTCTCCATGTTGAACGTTCGCTCCCGAATCAACATTTCCAACATTGAATGGGTTTTTCGTTCTTATTGGTCTACTTTGTGGGTCTTTGTTACCTATTCCACCCTCAGCTGCCAATTGAGCCAATGCTAATTCAGGTGGTACGTATTTACGATGATTTTCAAATGCTCTCTTGGCACCGTCAGCCATCATTGTACCCGTAATTCCCAATAGGTTTGGTGGTCTGTTTTCTATGAATTTTTGACAAATTTGAGCGTATGCTCTATATCCTTCATCCGTTGTTAAATCTAAGTCGGTGAAATTTGCTCCACCTCCCGTAGTTACTGAAGCGTCTATATATTTTTTAAGGTCTTCAGACGTGACTCCCTTTTCTTTTAATAATTCTACTAATTTGGTTAACATCTCAGGAGTTGCGTTTACTTTAGGTGCACTTGTTGACCCACCACCATCAGTTATTCCTGATGCTAATGAGCTTAAATTACCACTTGAAAGTCCAACGTGTACGTGAGATGGAATACCATCTACTTGCATTATCTTACCAACAACATCACCTTCCTTTACACTATCACCAACGTTTAATGATGTATCAATGTGTGTATAAAAAACATCAGGTTTACCATCGGAACTTTTAATTGATATTTGGTCACCGTATATTTTCTTAACTCCACTTTTAACTAATCCACCACTACTCTTTCTTACTTTGTCAACCGTACCGGTTGTTATAGAAATAACGTCAGAACCAACGGGTCCTGTTACATCCCAAGCGTTTCCACTTTGCCAATCAGATGCACTGTGTGTACCTTGACCTGGTTTACCAATAATACCACCACCTTGAGGTACTATTTTAACAGCTTCATTAATTGTTTTACCGGTAGTTTGTCCACCTAATTTTTCATTTGTAAATTTACTAACCGCAGTTGCAGTTTCTCCTCCAAATAAACCATCAACACCATATCTTGGTAATTCATATCCCAATAACATTAATCCAATCTGCATTGATTCAACACCCTTTTGGAAAGGTATTGACCCACTTTGTTGTTGAGATAAACCTCCAGATTTTATTGAATCCTCAATATTTTTATAAAAATCAGCAACATCAGATGATACTAAATCAGCCTTTTTTGGTTCATCAATTTTACTTGTTTGTTCAGGTTTTTTATCACCACCACCAAATAATTTAGATAGGAAACTTTGTTCGTTTAAAATCTCCTTACCATATGTAAGTTCGTGAATCCTTAATAGGTCCTCTTTTAGTGTATTCTTCTTCATATCAATATAAATATATTAAGGTACTACTTTAGTCCTATTGAATTTCGTCTTTTTTATCTTTATTGGAATCTTCTTCCCAAGGTGGAGTGTCATTGAAATCACCAAATAAGTCATCCCCCTTATAATCAGGGTGGTTTTTTTTCATGTAATCAATACCCTCAACCCATCTCCATGAGATGAATGCAACTACGATAAACATTATTACGAAAACTGGTATGTGCTCCATATTATTTATTTTTTTTGTTATGTGATTTAGGTCTTCCGTCTTCATCCAACAGAACGAAAACTATCTTATCAATCTTAATGATTGATTCTTTTGTATTTTTGTTTCTAACATCACAACATATTGTTACTGATGTTGTCCCAAATTTAACCAAATCCATTCCAAACTCAATAATGTCACCAACCTTTGCGGTGGTTACGAAATCAATCTCTGACATGGCTTTAGTTACGATATTAGAACTACTCAACTGACAAATGGCAAAGATTGCCGCCTCCTCATCAATCCACTTTAATAATTGACCACCGAATAATGTTCCTCTTGGATTTAAATCACCTGGTTTAATCAACTTTCTAGTCCTATATATCATTAGTTAAAAATTTTATAATCTTTTCTTTTACCCCTGATTGTTTAATCCCTTCATTTCCTTTGGGTGTTAATACAAAGTTAGTTAATCCCCAAGATTCTTTCCAATCTTCTCCTTTCCCCATATCCAAATCGTCCACCGAAACCCATTCTGTGACCTCTGGATGGTCTCTAAGGTATTGATGTATCTCTAATGACCTTGATTGTTCTAAGTCCCATTTTGGGGACCATACAAAGTTTTCGGGTACGTCACAGTCACCTAAGTTCTTAGTGAATGCTATGGGTTTCTTTTTGAGTCCCTGTGACTCATAATATTCACCCATCTCCTCAACATTGGCCCATCTTTTCCAATCAGATGAGACAACAATCTCAGCGTTAGTTTCTTCCAGTATTTCATTTAAAACATCTAAAGCTTTTTTGTTAAAATTATCAAAACGTGCATCCAATTCAAGTGACATAACTGACTGACTCAATTTACGTCCAACCTCCTTTTGTTTCTTGAATCTACCTCCCCATTCGGTTGATAAACATATCACACCGTCATGGTCTAAGAATATTACTTTCATATTAAAGTTATTTTTTTCTTTTCAGAAATTTTAAAAAATGTAACTAATGAGAAACGTTCACCCACCTTAACGGGGCGAACTCTATGTGGTAATCTATCGTCCATAATCAATGTTAAACCAATTTTAGGTTCAATTGTATGGTGAGTCATGTCATTAACATCAACGTATTGGAATTCTCCACCCTTAAAGTTTTCATTTAGGAAGGTAACCATTGTTAAATTGGAATCGTCCTTATGATACTCATCGTTTTTATTTGTATCGGATGTCACTTTGTTAATCCAAGTTGATACAACTTTAAAGTCCGCACCATGATTCACCTTAATATATTCATTTATGGAATTTATATAATCCGAAATGTATATACCGTTAATTTGATTTCTCAGATAATAATTCGTCTCATTAGTGTTTGGGTCATCCAAAGTGGTGAATACTTTACAAATACCATTTAAGTATTCATATTCGTTTTCGTTAATGAGATTGTTTATCGTTTTAATCATTTTTTGGTGTCCATGTCCCCTCAGAGGAAATGGTTGGTTTTTCGTTACGGTCAATCATAACCCATTCTACTTTTGTGATTCCCCACGGTATAAAACATTCCAATACTTTTTCAAGTGTGAAACATTTACAACTGTAGATATCAAACTGAGCCATTGGTATCTCATAATGGTCCCAAATGTGAATGGATGCGTGTGACGTTGCAAGTGTTACCGTTCCAGTTAACCCTTCGTTTCCGGGGTCCGAAACATATACACTGGTTGGACCTGCAACCACTTTCATTCCAACGGTCTCCACCAAATTAGTGAACCAATTATTTAAAATACCCACCTCTTTAGGTGGGTTAGTTAACCAACACTTCAATAGTAAATGTTGGTGGTACGGTACAAATTCTTCCTGCATTAATGTCTTTTTTACTATACATATATATCAGGAGAATTGTAATTATTCAAAGATTTTAAACGCTATTTTAATACCGCAATAAAGTCCAGCAATTCCCGAAATTCCTACTAATAAAAGTTCCATAGTTATTTATTTTAAATTAATATTAGGTAAAGATACTAATAGTTTTTAGAATATACAAACATTTTTACTTTTTTTGTGACTTTAAGTGTCCCATTTTATAAAACCATACCATGTGTGTTATTAAAATCGACACATTTACAACCATAGTTGGGTTGTTCGTAATAAGGTAACCATACCAAATCCACAGGACACACGCAACTGAGTTCATAACTCTTAATTTAAACATTGACTTAAACGTCATTGACACCAACACGACGACCGTGGCCACCCAACCTAATATATCAACCATTGTTAAATTTTATAAAATTATTTTTAAATTCCTTTTCGTACACTTTTAGTTCCTTAGTGTTCAATCCATTATATAACCCAGTCGACATAAAAGCTTGAATCTCGTCATCAATAATCTTCTTATCGTCGACATAACCCATCTTTATAAGTTTCTTCTTTAACTTATCGTAATGAGTTGGTTTAATATCGTTAATTAAAATGTTAACCATTTTTCTGTAAACCTTATTGGTGAAGTATAAACCGTGAGCAATTTCGTGGTCCATAGTTTTTAAGTCCTTACTACTAGCACCAATCAAATACCAATCACATCTAGTTCCATTATTTTTATTTTGAGAATCAATCGCACAATAAAAATAAATGTCGTTCATGATTTCATCGTACTCCGTGTCTTTACAAAATATATGGTTAGCTTGTTGAACTATATTACTCGGAATGTTATAGCCAGACCAATCATCAGGATATGTGAATGTTCTTTTCTTCCAAGCAGTTTTATAATGTCTCATGTACTCCATCCACGTGAATGGTTTACCTCTAAACTTCTTATATGGTGACTCATAAAACTCTTGATAACGGCAGAATAACATTGCTCTGTCATAATCATCATCAACTTGAGTACAATAAATTCTTGGGGCTACTTCTTTGACAATTCCCTTAACTAAGGGATGATTAATTTTTTTCATTGGTTGGGATTTTATTTATCTGTCTAATGATGTCAATAACACCGAAAACTGATATCGTTGCAATAACAACGAACCCAATAATAATTAACATATTCATATTTTAATTTTTACAGTGAAAAACTCTCACCACAACCACAAGTTCTACTTGCGTTTGGATTCACCCATTGGAATCCTTTTCCATTCAATCCTCCAGAATATTCTAACTCGGTTCCAATCAAATAAAGTAATGATTTCTTATCGATGGCAATTTTAATTGCACCGGAATCCACAATCTCATCTGAGTCAGTTACCTCATCAACAAAATCCATTGTATATGACAAACCACTACAACCTCCACCCTTTACACCAACACGTAAATAAAATACGTCGGGAGACATTCCCCCGTCCATCATGATTGTTATTACATGTTCTAAAGCCCCTTCACTAATTGTTACCATATCAATAAATACTATTCCATTAATTCATCCACATCTATGTTGTGTTCATTTAATATTTCGTATATTTTTTCATATACCAATTCCAACGCATCGTACTTATCCATCTCCTTACTGTCCATGGACCATTCTAAACCCTTCTTAGTGTTGTGACATATATCCCATATTGCACTAGCCATATCTGTTGACTTAACACATCTTTTATGAAACATCACATCATCTGGTTCATTTAAATCAAATTCTAATGTTGCCTTTGCCATTAGTCTAAATTTTTAATGTCAGTTAATGTTTTTTCTATTTCTTCTTCCGAAAGGTAACCAAGTACATCATTAGTAATTGGTGTGTCGTAAGTTATTTGACCATCCTTCCCAAATACAGCTAATTCATATAAACCATCTTTTCCACCATATGTGTATTGGCTTCGAGCAATGCTAGCCCCGTAACCATTTGAAAATTGTACTATACATTGTTTTCCCATCCCCATTGGATGTTGTTGGAAGTTGAGTTCTTTGAACACTGTTGTGTCTAAGTTGTTCGTTGGTCTTGTTTTTACGTTCATCTTTTAATTTTTTTACGAATGCTCGTGTTAAATAAAAATTCATAATTAAAATATTTCTTCAGCGATACCTAAAACTTCAGCGAGTCCTAATAAGATTGCTGTGTTGCCAAATTGTTCGTTAAACAGGAAGTAACAAGCGGCAATCCTGATTACTGATTTCACAATACTAATCCAGAAATGTGAGTTTGTTTTTGATTCTTTTTCTTGCATGATTCTTTTTTTATAATACAATATAAGGAAAAATAAATAAAATACCAAATATTTGTTGGGGTAAACTATAAGTAATTGATTATCATTTAATTATAATATCGTACTTTTCTTTTCTCCATTCTAAATTTGGATAGTTTCTCATTTTCATATTCAACTCTTCTATGGGTTCACTAAATATTGAATGAGGTACAGGTGTGTTTGCCTTTGCATACGATTGAATTAATGTGCCCCTTTTAAATTGTAGATTAATTCTTTTTCTTCCGGTTTGAAGTGCCATGAATATGTGTATAGTTCCATTCACAAACTGTTTAGCCATACAATTTTTCATCTTAATTCCCTCTATTCTAAAATCATCTTCAGACATTAAAACTTTAGGTTGGTAAGTTATACCGTTAATTATAATTGGGGTTTCTAAATCATGTATAAACTCCTCCGGTAATGAAAACCTTATTTTATATCCAACTGTTAAATGTTTCTTTATTAATATCCATTCCTCAAATAGTACATCCATTTGTTGTGGTGTCTTAACATTTATTTTCAATTGTACAGGATAATTTTTAGACTCTATGTATCTTCTAAGTTCCATCAATTCAGTAATCGTTATCAATATTAGATTCACATAATTCTCAGTTCTATCCCAATTTTTTAATACAGACACTATTGAATTCTTTTCTGTTATATTTTTACATATGTGCTTCTTATTTCTATTGAAGTACTGATTACAAAAGAACTTCCAATCTATTTTTTTAATGTAATCAATGTAGTTGTCTCCAAATAATTTACATAAATAATTCAATGCACCTATATTAACTCTGGTGTTTTTATCTAACGATGATACCTCACCAACGATGTATTTTGATTTGATTCCAAGTTCATCTAAAACTGATGGTAAGAATTTATTCTCATTTAATTTTAACCATTTCTTTTTTGGGTAAACCTCCATAATGTCACTATAAACATTATTGTGTGCCTTAATTCCCTTCATGTGTAAATGATAATCAACTATAAAATCGTATAGTGGGTTTACATGTGAATCCTCAATGGTGTAATTCTTTTTAGTTAAAAATTCGTCCTTGATGTTTTTACTAAGTTCATCTTTAATTTTACTAAAAATCTTATCGACGACTCTACCATATTTTACCCCCCAATATTTAATTCTTTTTTCACCGTTATAAAATCCTCTCTCGGTTAGACTTTCTAAAAATTCAAAATCATTCCTCTTAGTTTTTAGGGTATCCTTTTGGGATACGATTTTACCAGAATTAATTATTTTATATGTGATAATAATATCACCATTTTTTTTATTGATAGAAATTTCATGTGAAAATGTCACACTGCACGATTCACCTTTTCGATTATAGTCGGTATAATAGTTTGAGGAATAGACAACTAAATCCTCAGTAAAACCTAATCTCAACTCACAGGTTGATTTTAATGTTTTGTTTTTATCTAACTTTTCTTGGTAGTGATGAACGATTGTTTTCATTTATATAAAATATAAATGAAATAATCATATTAGTGAAGGTTAAAATTCCACCTCAACCATTTGTCTATCGTATAGTTGTTCAATTAGGGTTGGTGAATTGTTTGGGACAACAACCTCAACACCATTTATTATGAACGGTACCTTTCTTTTTTCTATTGCACTTAAAAGTCCCATTTTGGTAAACTTATCTATTTTAGGTTGTAACTGTTGGATGATGTCATAATACATATGTGTTGGTTTCGCATTACAAAAAGACTTAATTTGCATTAAATTTCCCGTTTGACAATCAAACTCACATGTTGCTCGGTCACTCATATCTTCATTTCTTAACGAAACAATTATTGACCTATCCTTATTTGAATATGATGCAACACAATGATGCATGAACCTACCTTCCTCATCGTATTCTTCTTCTCGTTTTAATATGTGTGGATAGATTGTGATAATCTCATCTGTCGGTTCAATGTTCTCATCGTATACCCACGTCTTTAATGGTTTCTCAATTTCGTTAACCATCTCATCAGCAAACTGATATTCAATCACCCAACCTTTTTTAACCATTGACATCATCTTAGATAACGCCAAGTGTTCCTGATGAAATTCTCTATAAGTTTTACTTTTTAGATATAAATTAGGTTCATATTCCTTTAATTTATCAATCATATTAAAATGGTCATATATGTCACTTATTATTGAATCAAAATTACGGGTACCGATATCCTCACCATTTAAGATTCTAATTATATTCTCTTTCTCAATGTCTTTTATTGAAAATTTATGTTCCTTGAAATTACTTACAATTGTACTTTTAAGATTGGATGGGTTATTCGGATTGTGACTAAGTTTACACATTTCAAATACCCTTGGTTCAATTGTTCCAATGTATTTTGAATAATTTTCACCCAAGTAATAACATAACCTTGCCAATGACACAATATCAATGTCAGGATGTTTATGCATTAGTTTAATTGTTACTTTGGATTTTATTTGAATCATATCCAAAATCGATTGTATCAATTTTCTATCGTTCTTTTTTAAGAACTTTTCCGTTGGATAAAAATTTTGTAACCAAAATTGATAGTGGTCTGAAACTTTAATTTTCTTTTGTTTAATGAACCAACCAATAAAATTAATTCTAAAAGTATTAGAATCGTATGGTGTTGTTGTATCAAAATTAAACACCTCATTCAATGCGGTGGTAAAAGATTCATTATTGAACTCATCCTTATATTCCCCATATACTCTCGAGTCGATACCAACCAAATCTTTCACATCTAAAGGTCCTCCACCTTTGGTTAAGAGTTCCAACGTGGTAAATCCATTTGTTCTAAAGGATTTGATATTACTTTTAGGACTCTTACCATATATCAAAGTGGTAAAATTACCCGTAACCATGTTAACTGTAATGGAAGTAACATCGGTACGTGATTTGAAGTATATTGCGTTAACATATCTAGATTTATATCTACGGTATATTTTTATCGTTACCTTATCTCCATTTCTTCTAATCGACCTTTCAATTGTGGTGATTCTTAATTCTGAAAGTGGTTTACCATAGTGATTGGTTATGTGTCTATCGTTTGTTGTTATAAAAACGTTACCAGTTTTTTGATTTAAATAACCGTAATTTAATTGTGTTTTTTCTTGGACCTCATTGTTGTCGTGAAAATAATGAGTTTTGCGGTTGTTTCTTTTCGGGGGGAATGTGACGATTTTACCTAATTTAGGTTTGATGAGGGAACTGAGATTAAAACCTTCAAAATCATCTAAATCATCAATATCGTTATTGAATGTGGTTCCATTTGGTGGTTTTTTCTCATCTAAACGACAATAATCCCTAAAAGTGGTTATCTCTGCGTAGTTAAACCTTTGTCTGATGATGTCTATACCTTCCATATGTCTAAAATTTTATTAATTCCATACAAAGATATAAATAAAAAGTTAGAATATACGTATTTATTTAAAAAAAGATAAAAATGGCAAAAGCAAAGAGTTCTTCAAGTGCAATGAAAGTTTCTTTCGGTAAAAAAGGAAGAGGAAAGTATAAAAAAAATTTTGGACCTAAAGACCAAAAACCAAAAAAATATAAAGGTCAAGGAAGGTAATTATAACCTACCAGCCCCTCTATAAATTTTCTTATATCTAGGTTCATCTAAACAACTTAGTTTGACGTTTTCATATCGATTTGCGGCGTGAATGAACATTCTATTGCCGATATACGTTCCACAGTGCCAACCACTGGGACTTGCTTTACTCCTAAAAAATAAAAGGTCTCCAACTTGGAGACTATCTTTAACGACCCTTCTAGTTTGGTTCCATTGTTTATAACACACATTTTCCAAATTTAGACCATATACATCCTGATATAATCGTTTATTAAATTGGGAACAATCAATACCCTTCTTTGTGTTACCACCTAATTTATACTTGATACCAATCCATTCTTTCATGAACGTAACCAATGTACTATCTTTTGTCTCTAACCAATCGACATATAATTTAAAATCATCCGGTGTTGGTAATGTTTGTGACTTTAAAGTGAATGATGTACCAACAATAAATGTGGCTAATAATAAAAATCTTCTCATATCTATTTTCTAATCGAACTTACTTAACTCTTGTTGTAATAATTGTATTCTTAGTTTATCTTTTTGTGTGATAACTTTCTTTGATTTCAATTCCAAAATTTCTCTGTTGATTTCTTCTTTACTCATAATTTAATTACTTAGTGGTGCTTTTATTTTTGGATGTGATTGATATCCAATTAATTCAAAACAATCTGGTCTATAACTTTTAAGTTTTTCATCTAAAGTTTTCTCACCTAAATGTTCTTTTACTTTTTCGTGCATATACCAATTACGTTCAGTTATATTAACTGTTGGTAAACCATATGGTTCTCTTTCAATTTGTTCTTTTGCTTGTTCAATGTGATTTTTATATAGGTGAACATCTCCCAAATTACCAATCAATTCATCGGAAACCATATTAACTTCTTTAGCAATTATTTCCAATAATAATCCATAAGATGCAATGTTGAATGGTAACCCCAAGAACGTATCAACCGAACGTTGATTCCACATTAAAGAGATTGACCTTTTAGGTATGTTATGTGATTCTAATTCTTCACTTAACCCACCACCAAATGGAACTATATCATCAACCATTGATTTAAATCTTTCCTCACCAACTTTATTCTTTAATAAATCCCACATCTCTTCTCCTGTTAATTTTCTAGTGTAAACTTGGAATCCGTAATGACAAGGTGGTAGAACCATTTGGTCCAATTCTCCTACATTCCATGCATTTACCATCAATCTTCTACTATCGGGATTTGTTTTTAGTTCGTTGATTAGGTTTTGGATTTGGTCAATATACATTGAACCCGCTTCATATATGGTTTCACCATCTTCGGTTTTTAATGTAGTTTCAATTCCTTTACCTACTCTCCAACTTCTCCATTGTGAACCATAGATTGGTCCTAACTCACCCCATATTTTTGCAAACTCTACATCCGATTTTATCCTTCCAATAAATTCTTCTTTTGTGTATAATCTTTTATCTTCATGAAAACAATTCATTGTAGTATTGGGACCATACAATTCATAGTTAATCGGGTCAATTGGGTTTCCCCAATGTGTAACATATCTTTTATAAGCATCACCATCCCAAATATGACAATCATAATCCAATAGAAATTTGATATTTGTCTCACCTCTTAAGAACCATAATAGTTCGGCAACCATAACATTCCACGCCATCTTTTTTGTTGTAAGTAGTGGGAATCCTTGAGCCATTCTATGACGTATTTGTCTACCAAAAACTGAAATAGTTCCGGTTCCCGTTCTGTCTGTTTTAACAACTCCATTATCTAAAATATCTTGTAATAAATCTTGATATTTTTTATCAATCGTATTCATAATTAACTTTTAATAGTTCCTGTTATTATTTTCATCATCTCATCTGCCAATTGAACCTGTCCCAATTCTGATAAATGTCCATCTGTAAATTTATTTTTTGTTTCATCACTAATTTTGTTAAAACCAGTAAGATGATGACAATTTAATTTTTTAACAAATGGTGTCCAATGAATTAAATTTACATGTATATTTGTAACATTAATATAATTAATCCAATGATTTACTTCGTCTATGAATTTAACTGACATTCGATTTACTAACATCTCTTCAATCGTGTTTTCGGATAGGTCAATATCAACGGAAGTATTTCCAAAACAAGGTACCATAGTACGCCACCTATCATCTTTTGTTACTACTCTGAATCTTTCAATTGTTGACCAATTTATTAAAACAATGTCACCATCATTAATCTGAATATAATTTTTAAAGAATGATTCTAAAATAGAATTATTATCACCACCAGGAATACCACAATTTATAAGTTGGATATTCATGTTTTCTGCAATTATCTCTGAAAATATTTTGGGTTTATAACCCTTCCAATTAATATACTCGGTGGCCCATTTTGAATGTTGGTCATAACCCGAAGTAAAACTATCCCCAAATGTTATCAACTTCATATTAACATTTATTTATCCTGTTTGTACGCTTCCTGAATTTGAATACCCGCCATGTAGGTTAACCATCTAACAGTTAATCCCCACGATGGTGACGTAACACCCGTTTCCAAAAATTCTGTTTTATTGTAAAAGAAAACAACGGTTGGTATGATAAACCAATGATGTTTCTTTTTATAAATAAAAAAGTCTTTATAATATGTCTTCTTCATTTTATTTCTTTTTAGGTCTTCTAATGTAGTCCAAGACTAAATTGATTGAACCTAACGATATGATTCCAAATCCAAAGTACCTTACCAATTCAGGGTCGGCACCCTTAAGTCCATACTTCTCAATCAATATCCCCGTTAGTATCATCATTATGTAAATGACTTCCTTGATTCTTATCTGCATTTTCTTTTAATTTGTTTAATGATTTATAAATTGAATATGATTCTTCTAAAGAATATAATCCATTATTTTGTCCGTAGTCTAATGCCAATTCGATTATCTTCATGGACATCTCTTTATCCATTGTATTTACGAATGTGTCAAACTGTGTTTTAGTTTGAAATTCTATTGTTCCTCCAAAAATACTTTCCATATTCGAAATATAATGATATATTTTGATAAAATCAAATAATTATAGTTATGTCAGTTCACATTAATAATAAAACGTTTAACGCCGAGTATCTAACTAACCCAGAAGATATTAGTAGAGGTATGATGGGTAGAGAATCTTTGGACGGTTGTATGGTCTTTAAAATGGGTAAGGGTCATCATTCATTTTGGATGAAGAACTGTCTTATTCCACTTGACATAGTATTTGTCCTTAATAATCGTATCAATCGTATACACTCTAACTGTGAAGCTCCTGACCCACATCGAATGAATCCACCAAAGTACACAGGAATTGGTGACCACGTCATCGAATTCCCTTCGGGTACTTGTGACGGTTGGAAAGTTGGTGACAAAGTTTCAATGTACCTTGGTTCACCTCAAAATCCCGTTAGATAGTTTTAGCTAAATCACTTGCGTAATTAATTGTTGTCTCTTTGTTGTATGGTTCTATATTTGAGAAATCGTACTTCACCTTTGGTTTAACTTTTTCAAAAACCCAAAAGTAAGAATGGTATTTACGTGCATGTTCTTGTTTTGTCCACTTAGTTCCAAAACTGTTTATTCTCATCTTGGATGTTAAAATAAATAAGTCTCTTGGATAGAACCCTAACTCTAATGCCATGTTCATAATCATAACATGTGAAAAGTGATTTCTTCCACCCGACACTGTATCCTGACATTTCATTACAACATGTCCACCTTTCTCACAAACCCTATATAACTCCTTTAATGTGTTATAGTAGTTACTCATCAGTTGAGGGTAGGTTTCGTAACCTTCGAATCTTTTAGCAATGATAGAACTACCTTCTTTATTTTCACGGTAAGACCTACCAGCAATGACGAAAGGTGGGTCGTACATGATACTCTTCATCGAGTTATCATCAAATGGTAGACTCTCTGAACTGGCTTCAACAACCGTATCGTTTACGGGATAGATGTCTGATTTATTTACAGGTGACGGTAAGTCTTTCCAAAAGTTACCCTTAGAATACGTACAATCTAAATCGAACCTATCAATATTATACAAACTCATGATGTTTGTGATTACCTCAAAGTTCGATTCGTAAACACTTTTTACGGGTTTAAAGTCTTTTTCCATTTGTTTTTTGATTTTTTTTATGTATACTTTAGTACAATATAAGAAATAAAAAACAATAAACCAAAATATTTATAAAAAAAGACAAACTATGGGATGTGGATGTAAAAAAAACAGAAACGCGGAGACTACTGTACAACAGTCAGTACCAAATGTAAGAATTACCTTCAAGGAAAGTGATTTTACCGAACCAATAATTCAGGATTTAAGCAATGTTCAAACCACAACTGACGATAATGAAACTATCGCCAAAATGATTATTGATAAATTAGATGATATCAATTCAGGGTCATAAGGGAATAAAGAAGTACCAAAACAACGGTACTTTTTTTATTACCAACCCATATATATTTATATAGATATGAAAAATAATACAAAATTAACAACGGTTATTGTTTTGGAGGAAACTTACAAGAAATTCAAAATCAATATCATCGAGGGAACAATAAATCTACAGAAACTTGTAAACAGGAGTATGGATTTATACAATAACAATAAGGAGTTTAGAGATAAGGTTGACGCACACAAATACTCATCTCCTGTAAGTGGTTCAAAATATTAATAATGAAAAAAAAGATATTACTTTTATCCGACGATTTAAGAATGACCTCTGGTATTTCTACAATGTCGAAAGAATTCGTATTGGGTACGTTACACAAATACGATTGGGTACAATTAGGTGCATCGATTAACCATCCTGAAATAGGAAAGATTGTTGATGTTAACGATGACGTTAGAAAAAGAACGGGAGTTGAAGATGCAAATTTAAAAATCATTCCGTATAATGGTTATGGTGACATTGGTGTTATTCGTAAATTAATCAACGATGAGAAACCAGATGCTATTTTACATTTCACCGACCCACACTATTGGCAATGGTTATATGACAACGAACATGAGATAAGACAAATGGTCCCAATTCTTTATTACCACATATGGGATGACTTACCTGACCCACAATACAATAGAGATTTCTACGAAAGTTGTGATTGGATTGGATGTATCTCTAAACAAACATACGGTATTGTTAATCGTGTTGGTAAAAAAACAAATAAGTTAACTTATAAACCGTTAGAAGATTGGCAAGTTTCATATGTTCCTCACGGAATTAATCCAGATGTTTTCAAACCTTTAGATACGATTTCAGAAGACGTTACGAAATATATTCACGGTGATAAGAAATATGATTTTATTCTATTTTATAACAGTAGAAATATCCGTAGAAAACAACCTAGTGATGTGATTTATTCATTTAAGTTGTTCTGTGATATGTTACCAAAAGAAAAGGCCGACAAATGTTTATTACTAATGCACACAAGTCCAATTGATGAGAATGGAACAGATTTAATTGTGGTTAAAGATGACTTATGTCCCGACTACGATGTTAAGTTTACAAACTCAAAACTTGAACAGGATAAATTAAATGAACTTTATAATATTGTTGATTGTACAATTAACATTGCAAATAATGAGGGGTTTGGTTTAACTACTGCGGAGAGTTTAATGTCGGGTACACCAATTATTGTTAACGTTACTGGTGGTTTACAAGACCAATGTGGTTTTGATTTTACTGAAGATGATTACATTTCAATTGGGTCATTACATAAAAAAGAAGAAAGAAGTCAAACACCTCACGGTGAATGGGTTATACCTATTTGGTCATCGGCAATTAACTTAAACGGTTCGGTACCAACACCATATATCTTTGATGATAGAGTTAACGATAATGATGTTGCAGATGCAATCATGAAGATGTATAGGTTAAGTAAGAAGAAAAGAAAAGAGAAGGGATTAAAGGGTAGGAAGTTTGTTATTGAAAACCTATCAAATAAAATAATGTGTGATAAGATGATTGATGGTATCGATACCGCAATTAAAAATTTCACACCTAAGAAAAGATTTGAATTATATAAAATTATATAGACTACATGGATAAGAAACCATTTTTATTATTTAGAGGTCCCGTTAAAACAAGGAGTGGATATGGGGCACACTCAAGAGATTTATTAGAATCACTTTATCGAATGGATTTATTCGACATTAAAATTGATAGTTGTAATTGGGGAACTACTCCATTAACGGCATTTGAAGAAGGTAACTCATTTCACGAGTGGGTAGAATCGAATATCATCACTAACTTAGAATCACAACCAGACATTTACATTCAAGTTACAGTTCCAAATGAATTCCAAAGACTTGGCAAATTTAATGTGGGAATTACTGCAGGTATAGAAACAACCGTGGCACCTAAAGAATGGATTGACGGTTGTAACAAGATGGATTTAATTATCACTACATCAACATTTTCAAGAGACGTTTTATTGTCAACGGTATATAATGAGAATGAAAACAATACAGGTAAGTTAGTTAAACAACACAAAATTGAAAAACCAATTGAGATATTGTTTGAAGGTGTTGATAATTTGATTTACAACGACACATATACTAATTTCGATTTGAATATCAAAGAAGAGTTTGCTTATCTATTTGTTGGTCATTGGTTAAAAGGTGACATCGGTCAGGATAGAAAAGATGTGGGTATGTTAATAAGATGTTTCACCGAAGCATTTAAAAATAGTGAGGATAGACCTGCATTAATTCTTAAAACATCATCGGCATCTTTTTCAATTAAAGAAAGAGAAAAGTTTAGAAAGAAAATTGAGGAAATTGTCGGTCAAGTTGAGAACCCTCCTTCAATATATTTGTTGTTTGGTGAGTTAACAAACTCAGAGATGAATGAATTATATAATCATCCAAAAGTTAAATCAATGGTATCGATTACTAAGGGTGAAGGGTTTGGTAGACCACTACTTGAATTCTCAATGACAGGTAAACCAATCATCGCATCTAACTGGTCGGGACACAAAGATTTTTTACCAATGGATAAAGCAATTATGATTGGTGGAACACTAACCGAAGTTCACGATAGTGCGGTCGATTCATTTATTCTTAAAGGTTCAAAGTGGTTCACCGCGAACTATAATGAATTCGCAGAAGTTATGAAATTAGTTCATAGAGACTACAACGATTATAAAGAGAGGTCCGAAAGTTTAAAATTGGAAAACCAAACTAAGTTTTCAATGGACGCAATGAAAGATAAGTTTAAAAATATAATCGAACCTTACACGAATCAACCTCAAGAACATAAATTGGTTCTACCTAAATTAAATAAAATTAAATAATGAACTTTAAGTTCTTCCAAAAAGAAAGCTACGAATTAACATTAAATAATAATACACTTTTTTTAATGAATCCCGTTCAATTTGCCAACGCCGAGTTTTGTTTTCAATTTGGTGATGAGGAACCTGTGGTATTTGCAACAGGAAATAATGAGTGTCAAATTACTTTAAGTCCAACGAGTAATGGTAATATGACATTTACCGATAATGGTAGAGAGTTTAAATTATTCGCAAGAGAAAGAGTAAACCCAAACATGTCATGACAAAATTTAAATTTTTCGAGGGGTTTATTGAAAATACATTCGTATTTGAACAGACACATATTCAAGGTGGTGTTAGACGATTGAGAGCAGTGTGGGCACGTGAGACAGCCTCAAACATTAGAGCGTTACACAACATCGATGTTGAATCTGAATTAACATCTTTATTGTCCGAACGAATTGCTAGAGAAATTGACCAAGATATAATAAGACGATTAACAACATCAATCAACGGAGGTAATATAGCATGAAGATAAGTTTTGCAATTACAGTTTGTAATGAATTAGAAGAAATAAAAACATTAATCCCATTCTTATTAGAAAATAAAAGAGTAGAGGATGAGATAGTAATCTTAGTTGACATCTCAAAAGAGGATAATGGAGAACTAAGAGGTTGGTTAAACGAAACTAAACAATCCTTAATCTTAAAAAATGACCCAATAAAGATTTACGAAGATAAGTTTCAAGGACATTTTGCCAATTGGAAGAACAAACTAAACGATTATTGTGTGGGTGATTACATATTCCAAATAGATGCAGATGAGATGGTTAGTGAATATCTGGTAAAACATCTACATGAAATATTGGAAATGAATAAACAGGTTGATTTAATATTTGTTCCTCGTATTAATACTGTTAATGGTTTAACTGAAGAGCATGTTAAACAATGGGGATGGAAAGTAAATGAGAAAGGTTGGGTTAACTTTCCCGATGCTCAGGGCCGTGTATTTCGTAAAGGGATGAGTTGGTACGGTAAAGTACACGAACGAATAATAGGTGGTCAAAAATTTTCATCATTACCATTAGACGAAGAATATTGTATATTACATCACAAACAAATTGGTCGTCAAGAAAAACAAAATAATTTTTATAAAACAATTTAACATGAATAGATTAGAGGGGATTTACAATGAAAAATGTAATCAACATTCCGACATTAATGAACATCTACCAACATTAAAAAGATATTCAGAGGAATGTGAACACATTACTGAGATGGGAGTAAGAAATATTGTATCAACTTGGGCGTTTTTAATGGGTAACCCAAAAAAACTTATATCATATGATATTAATCCAATAGACGAAAATAGTGTGTTGAGTGTTATTGAAGGTATGGACATTGAATATAAATTTATTCTTGGTGACACAACAAAATGTAATATCGAAGAAACTGATTTCTTATTCATTGATACATTACACAATTATAATCAAATGAAATCTGAATTAACATTACACGGTAATAAGGTTAGAAAATACATTGGATTTCACGACACCACTTTATTTGAATTTAACGGTGAATCTTACAATGGTTCATCTGAGTCTGGTATATGGTTAGCAATTGAAGAATTTATGAATGAGAATTCTCATTGGGTTTTACATGAGAGATTTACAAATAATTGTGGGTTAACAATATTAAAAAGAATATGAAAATATTAATCACGGGAGTTGCCGGTTTATTAGGTAGTAGATTGGCGGATTATCTTATAGAAAATGTACCAAACATTGAAGTAGTCGGTATTGACGATTTAAGTGGTGGATATAAAGAAAACGTTAATCCAAAAGTACAATTTTGGCAAATGAATTTAGTGACTCACCCAATAGAAAATTGTTTTGAGGTGAACAAGTTTGACTATGTGTTTCATTTAGCTGCTTATGCCGCTGAGGGGTTGTCACCTTTTATAAGACAATACAATTACGAAAATAATTTAGTCGCAACTGCAAGAGTTGTTAATCAATGTATTAAACACGATGTAAAACGTTTAGTGTTTACATCAACACTTGCCGTTTATGGTCATGGGTATGGTGGCGTTTTCGATGAGAGTCATCAACCACATCCAATTGACCCGTATGGTGTGGCAAAGTATGCATGTGAAATGGATATACAGATTGCTGGTGAACAGCACGGACTCGATTGGTGTATCATTAGACCTCATAATGTTTATGGTCTTAATCAGAACATATGGGACAAATATAGGAACGTATTGGGTATTTGGATGTATCAACATTTAAATGGTGAACCAATGACAATTTTTGGTGATGGTTTCCAAACGAGGGCGTTTAGTTATATTGATGATATAGTTAAACCATTATGGGATTCGGCAATTAGACCTGAAGCATCTAATCAGATTATTAACTTAGGTGGTATTCAAAGTTATAACATTAGAGAATCAAATGCAGTACTAAGAAACGTTATTGGTTCGGGTGAAATTGTTTATAAAGAAGGTAGACATGAAGTGAAACATTCAATCCCAACGTATCAAAAATCAGTTGATTTATTGGGGTTTGAACATAAAACACATTTACATGATGGATTGACAAAAATGTGGGAGTGGGCACAAAAACAACCTAAACGAGAAAGATTTGTGTGGCCTTCATACGAAATTGATAATGGAATCTATAGTTTTTGGAAAAAATAGTGTATATTATACTAATATGAAAATAGAATTCATCATACCAACATATAACAGACCGAATCAATTGATGGGTATCATCAGTTCAATCTTTTCACAATCAAATTCTAATTGGAGAATACACGTTGTGTCTGATGGTGAACACGATGGTTATCAAAAAGTTAAAGATTACTTTATTGGTGACGATAGAATTAGATTTTCCGAATTGTCTGGACCTCATAATGATTGGGGTCACACAGCAAGACAGTATGGTTTAGATAATGCAGTTGAGGAGTGGGTAGTCATGACTGGTGATGACAATTATTACGTTCCATTATTTGTGGATTACTTTCTTAATTCAATTAATAATGAAACTCATTTTGTTTATTGTGATATGATTCATAATTGGGTGAACAATGAGTACGTCCATCTAAAATCATATCCAAAGAGAGGTCAGATAGATATTGGTAATTTTATGTCGAAAACAAAATTAGCAAAAGAAATAAAATTAGATACATCAAGTGGGGAAGCTGATGGAATTTTTGTTGAGGATTATTTAAATAAATTTAAAGAAGGTAACGTAGTATACATTCCCAAACCACTCTACGTTCACAATTAAGATATGATAACAGTAATAATGCCGTCAATGTTTATTCCAGATGGAATAGTAGAAAGAATTAAAGATATCGTGTCAAATCCTTTAGTGGGTGAATTCATTTTAATCGATAACACCGACAATGGTTTTGATATTGATGAATCCATTCCCAAATTGGTACACATAAAGGAATATAAAAATACATTTGTTAATCCTGCGTGGAACAAAGGTGCTCAATTATCTAAGTTTAATAAATTAATGTTTATTAATGACGATATTATTACGGACTTTCATGGTATCATCGAAAGAGTCCACGATGAAATTAAATTAGATAAGGGTATTATTGGTTTAGGTAATGGGTGTTGGGATTATAATGGTGGAGAGTTCTCAATTGAACCGATTCACAACTTGACAACAGGGTTCGGTTGTTTATTTTTCATACATAAGAACTCATATAAACTTATACCTAATGAATTGAAAGTTTGGTATGGTGACGATTGGTTGTTATCAAAAATAAAACGACAGGCTTATAAAATTATAAATTGGAAAATGGAAGGTAGAATTTCTCAGACGGTTGCCAAATCAGAATTTAGTTCCATTATTCAAAACGATATCCAACTATGGGAAAATAAGTATTTCAAAATGAAACCATAAATTATGCACTTAACAGCTGAACAAAACGCAAAGAGATTTTTTGAAACCTACGTTTCTCAAAACAAAAATGATGTTTCATTTTTAGAAATTGGGTCTTATTTAAGTACCTTCAATATTAGGTCGTTGTCACCAACCAACTCCAAATATGTTGGTGTTGATTTAGGTGAGGGACCGGGTGTTGACATTGTATTAGATGACCCTTATAAATTACCATTCGAGGATAATACATTTGATTATGTAATTAGTTCATCGTGTTTTGAACATAGTGAATTCTTTTGGTTAACATTCTTAGAGGTGATTAGAGTTCTTAAACCTTCAGGTTTATTTTATCTGAATGTACCTTCTAATGGAGAATTTCATAGATATCCTGTGGACTGTTGGAGATTTTTCCCTGATAGTGGTTCGGCACTTTCTAATTGGGCCAAAAGAAACAATTATAAAACCGAGTTAATTGAACAATATACCAGTAACAAAGAATCTGATATCTGGTCCGACTACGTTTCCATCTATATTAAAGACGGAAATGAAATGAGTAAATTCCCGAATAGAATACTTAATTCATTTAATCATTATTCAAATGGTTCGATATACCCACATAACGAAATTAAAAACTTAATGTCATGGTAAATCAACTTTATAAAATGAGGGACCAAAATTACATGGAAGGTCTAATGGATTTAATTACTCACATAAAAAAAAGTGGTAACACTAAAGATATGACGATGGTTGAGATTGGTTCATATGCTGGTCAATCAACTGAATTGTTTTCCAAACATTTTAAAAATGTAATTTCAGTTGACCCCTTCATTAATGATTATGACCCCAATGACATTACATGTGAATTTATGCCGTTGGAAAGTGTGTTTGTGAAATTTACAGAACTAATTAATAAGTTAGATAACGTGAGTCATATTAGAATGATTTCTGATGATGCAATTAAACAATTACTTGAAACTCAAGTTGATTTTGTTTATATTGATGGTTTACATACATACGAACAAGTAAGTAGAGACATTGACAATTACTTACAGATTATTAAACCGTCCGGTTCAATCGGAGGTCACGATTATCATAGAGTATATCAAGGTGTAATAAATGCAATAAACGAAAAATTAGGTGAACCCGATAAAACATTTAAGGACACCAGTTGGATTAAAAAAATTAAATAAGATATGTTTTTAAATATTATTACCCCTTGTAGTAGACCTGAGAATTTACATAAGATTTCTCAAAGTATTAATATCCCTAAAGAAAATTATAGATGGATTATTGTTTGTGATATGGATGAGTTACCCGATAGTGGTATGATTCCCGATAATTGTGAAATTCATTTACATAGAAATCCACAAGGTGGTTGGGGACATTCACAAAGAAACTTTGGTATTGATTTAATAGTTGAGGGTCACGTTTATTGTAATGACGATGATACTATTATTCACCCGAATCTATGGGAAAATATTAAAGATTTAAATGAAGATTTTATCTCTTTTAAACAAGAAGAAAAAAATGGGGAGATACGTCTTAATGGCGATAGTATTAGAATTAACTATATTGATAGTCATAATTTTATGGTTTCAAGACAGACGATTGGTGACAGTAAATGGTTGATTGACAGTTACGCTGCTGATGGTTACTTCGCAATGGAATGTTATGATAAATCATTAACAAAAAAATACGTACCTTTGGTACTTTCAACATACAATAGTCTAAGATGAATATAAGTTTAGTGATGGCAGTTCTTAATAAATTGGACCTAACAAAAGAATGTTATAAACGTGTTCGTTTATTATATCCTGAAGTTCCATTTGTTATTAGTAGTGGTGGTTCATCTGACGGAACAAAGGAATGGTTAGAATCATTAGACGACGAATTCTTATCCTACATTCACGATGACGATAGGTTAACTTTTTCTGACACATACAATGCCGGTATTAAATTAGTTGATACTGATAAGTTAATTCTTATACATAACGACATGATACTCGGTAAACATTTCTTAGAGAATATGGATATGTTACTAACTGAGAATTTATTATTATCATATACCACAATCGAACCCCCAATTTTTAAAGGACATAAGAGACCTGGTAAAGTATTAATGGATTTAGGTTCTTCTTTCTATGACTTCAACTACGATTTATTTGATGAGTACGTAGAGGAAAACAAAGATAAGTGTGAACTATATGAAGGTGCAGTTTTCTTTATGGGTGGTTACAAGAAAATGTTTGATGATGTTGGTGGGTTCGATGGTTTCTCATTTGTTCCTGCGTTTTGTGAGGATGATGACTTCTTACTTCGTGCGAAACTAAAAGGGTATAATTTGAAAACGACCGAATGTGCGATAACCTATCATTTTGTTTCGCAGACATCTAGATTTAGTGATGACTATAAAAAGGAACGAATGAAATATGAAGTTTCCTCTAATAGAAACTTTGTTAGGAAGTGGGGTATGCAATATGACTCGTTCCAACAGATGAGATATTGGGAGGATAAGGTATTCAAATACAACACCTTCAGTATGGGTTTAACAACTCGTAATAGAAGTAGATTGATGGAGATTGAACCGTTCTTTGATAAAATCGATTTGGGGTCCATTCCTGACGATTATATTAAGAATGAACAAAAGAACACACGATACGATTTACGTTCGAAATTTACCCTACAGGAGACCGTTGACGTGATGATTTATGAAGTTAACCCGTTCGATGATTCGGATTTTAATGTTCTACGTAGTTTAAGGTTATCAATCCCACATTATGACATTGGGGAATATGAGATTGGTAACATGAAAATCGAAATAAAGAGAAAAATATAATGAAAAACATATTAATATTAGGGGGTTGTGGTTTTATAGGTGGTAACTTATCAAAAAAATTAACAGAGGAGGGTCATTTCGTTCGTAACGTTGACATTAAAAGACATGAGTTTTTCACTAAGTTTAATTCAGAATGGATTCAAGGAGATTTAAGGGACCCTAAATTTGTTCACGACATTATGTTGTTGGATAAGGGTTCATTCGATGAGGTATACCAACTTGCGGCTGACATGGGTGGTGCAGGTTACATCTTCACGGGTGATAATGATGCAAATGTTATGCATAATTCAGCAACAATTAATTTAAATGTTTTAGATAGTGTAAAAAAATTAGGAATTAAAAAGATATTCTATTCATCGTCGGCGTGTATGTACCCTGAACATAACCAATTGGACCCTAACAATCCAAATTGTGAAGAGTCTTCAGCTTATCCCG